AGACGAAGGCACATTAAATCTAATGTCTGCTGCTGTAGATCCAGCTCGAAAGCTAGTTATCTGGGCTTATGCCTCTAAATCGTCTGCTACTGTAGATAAATTGCTTATCTATAACTATCAGGTCGGAAGATGGTCTGCTGGTACTACAGATGTAAATAGAGTCGCTACATCATCTACTCCTTCTTTCACTTTAGAAGGATTGGATATTTTTGGCGATCTAGAAACAATTACAACTACATTTGATAGCCGTATCTGGCTTGGTGGAAAGATGCAGTTTGCTGGCGTACATAATGCCAAAATCGTTACTTTCTCAGGCGCTAATAATACTGCCTATATTGAAACAGGCGATATTGAAGTACCAGGATCTACATCTTCAATCACAATGGCAAAACCAATTGTAGATAATGGGTCTGGTAATGTCGCTTTGCTATCTCGCAGACTATTAAGTGAGCCTACAGAATTTGGCGCTCAAGTAGTCGCAGATGCAGAAAATCGTGTAAGTATTCGTGGCGTAGGTAGATACCATAGGCTACAATTAACACCTACAGGAAACTGGAAAACAACAGTAGGCGTTGATATTGAATTAAATGGACTAGGATCTAGATAATGTTTAGAGTTTTGCCCCCCTTTGGCGGAGATCAGCGAGCAGTCGCAGAAATCGTCAATGGTATTATGAACGGCAAGACTAACAATACTGGATCAGTTACATTAGCAACAGGCAACGCAACATCTACAACAATCACAGATGCTCGTATTGGCATAGATAGCACTATCTTGCTGATCCCATCCTCTGATGCTGCTGAAACAGATGCAGCGCCTTACGGATGCTTTACCAATAATACAGATCAGTTATCTCCTAGCGTTGGATCTACTGCGGTGGTTATATATGACACTACAGAAGAATCTAGTGGAGTTTACTTAGCAAGCAGCTCTAGATTATATGTAAGAAATTATGGAATATACAATGTTCAGTTTTCTATACAATTAGTAAATAGTGCTAATACTCCAGAATATGCAGATGTATGGTTTAGAGTAAACGGCACAGATGTTCCAAGAAGTGCTAGTAGATTTGATATTCCAGCTCGTAAAAGCGTTGGAGTTCCAAGTCATGTAATTGGAACAGTAAATACATTTATCGAAATGCAAGCTGGGGATTATGTAGAGATTGCTGGAACTACATCTAGTACAGATATTGGTCTAGAAAGCTATGATGCTGATGCAGTAATCCCAAGGCCAGCTATACCAGCAGCAATTGTAACTGTGCAATACATCGCACCATTATCGTTTTCTAATGTATATATCAGCTCTCAAACAAATGGAAGCGCAGTAGTAAGTCATTTTTCTAATGACACAGCAAACAAAACTTATAAATATGTAATCGTAGGATAAAGGAAAGAACATGGCAACAACAACAACTACCTCATCAATAGATCCAACACTAGCCCCGTATCTAGTTACTGGTTTAGAACAGGCTAAAAATCTATTTTTGACAGGAGCGCAGCCTTCTTACTATCCTGGACAAACTTATGTAAGCCCATCTGCTCAGACTCAAGAGGCGTTGGCTCAACAAGAGGCTATCGCTCGCCAACAAAGCCCGTTATTACAACAGGCTCAGACTGCATTTATGCAAGGCCTTACTGCTCAGAATCAGGCTACTCCATTGTTCCAGCAATTATATGGCTCTGCTACCACTCAGCCTGGAGCTGCTACTTATGGTCAAGCTGCTGCTGGCGGATTACAGAATGTGGCTACTCAGCAATTGCAGAATGTTGCTTCTGGTCAATACCTTAATAGCAACCCATATCAGCAACAGATGATGCAAGCTGCTACTCGCCCATTAGAGCAACAGTTTAGCCAGTCTGTATTGCCAGGAATCTCTAGCTTGTACTCTAAATCAGGTCGTTTAGGCTCTGGCTCTATGGAGAGAGCTTTAGGTACTGCTACTGAAGGTTATGGTCGTGCTTTAGGTGATGTAACTTCTAACTTGGCTGGAACACAATACCAAGCTGAACGCCAATTACAGCAACAAGCATTAGGTCAATTAGGCGCTGCTTCTGCTCAAGACATTCAAACTCGTTTAGCTGGCGCACAAGGTTTACAACAAGCTCAACAAGCTATGATTGGCAATCAAATGCAAGCTGCTGGTCAAATCGGATCTTTACAGAATGTGGACTTACAGCGCCAAATGCAAGCTGCTCAAGCTGCTCCAGCTATTTATGGACAGCAATACCTACCTTCTCAGCAATTGGCTCAGATTGGCGCTGCACGAGAAGCTATATCAGGTCAAGAGCTGCAAGATCAGATGGCTCGCTATAACTTTCAACAACAATTGCCATATCAGCAGTTATCTGGCTATTTATCGTCTGTCTATGGTTCTCCTATGGGTGGCTATGGTACTCAGACTTCACCTACATACAACAATACAACTACAAACGCTTTAACAGGCGCTTTGGCTGGCGGTTTAGGTGGATATGCTCTAGGTCAAGCCTTCCCAGCGTTGAACTTTGCTGGTGGCTATGGAACTGCTGGATTAGGCGCTTTAGCTGGTGGCGCATTAGGTGGATTGCTGTAAATGAAGGTTCAACATCTCAATGTAGCGCACTTACACCTACATTGGGATGTAGTAGGAAAGTTTATAGAAGAAGCATTAGAGCAAAGCGGTGTAGAAGAATACACAGTTGAACAAGTAAAGGTTTATTTGGTTACTAAGCAATGGGTATTAATTGTTGCAGTAGAAGATAACAAAATCGAGGGATGTGCAGTAGTTTCATTTGCTAACTACCCTAATGGATTAATAGCTTTTGTTCGTGCAATTGGCGGTAAATTTATCGGAAATAAAGATACTTTAGGACACTTTAAAACTTTGTTAAAAAGCATGGGTGCTACTAAAATACAGGGATATGCTAGAGAATCGGTAGCTAGGCTATGGAAGCGTATTGGGTTTGAGAATAAACAAATATTGGTGGAATATAAATTATGAGATTTAATAACAGATTTTGCGCTTTAATGGATATTCCAGATCTCCCTAATGGCGCTTTTGAGCATATTGGTGATAAGAAGATTAAGCCACAAGGCGGTGGCGGTGGTGGCATCGTTAGCGCAGTTACAGACCCAATCTCTAGCGCATTAGGTACTGATGGAGGTGGAGGCGGTATTTTGGGCGCTGTAAGTGATGTTGGCGAATCAATTGATAAGGCTGTTACTCAGCCTATTGGCGCTGGATTAGCCGATGTAGATAAATTTGTAGGTAATGAAATTCCTGGCGGATGGGGAACTGTAGGTGGCGCTGCTGCTCTTGGTACTGGTCTATATTTTGCTCCTGAGTTAATGGCATTGGCTGGCGGTGAAGCTGCTGCTGGTACTGGCGCTGCGATTACTGATGCAAGCCTTGGATATGGTGGTGCTGCTTCTGAACTAGGATTACAGGGTGCTACTAGTGGATTAAGCACATTAGGCGCTTCTGGAGATGTTTTATCTGGAATGGCTCTTACTGAAGCTGCTGCTGAAGCTGCTACTCAAGCATTACCATATACAGAAGCCTATGATGCTTGGAATCTGGCTCAACAAGGTTTAGGCGCTTCAGACATTGCATCTAATCTTACATTATCTGCTGGCATGGATCCATTTATGGCTGCTGATATGGCGCAAATGGCTGCCAATGGATTAACTCCAGAGGCTATTGCTCAGAACTTAGCTTACTCATATTCTGCTGAAGAACTAGCTCCTTTAGGAATTAAATCATTACAAGCCACAGTACCTACTAAACTTTCAATTACTCCTGGTCAAGCAATGCTAGGTTTAAAAGCTGCAACTAGCTTATTAGGCGCTGGTAAAACACCTCAACAAGCTCAAATGCAAGCCTATAATCAGTCTAGAGTCCCACAAGGCGCTGTAGATTATTCACCTATTTTGAATCTGTTAAATATTAGACAGCCTCAACGCAATAAAAACTCACTTTTAGGATAAAACATGGTAGACTTTATTAGCTCATTATTTGGCTCTGCGCCTGATTATTCTGGTGTAATGTCCCCAGAGCAAATGCAATCTATGAAGCAAAATGCTTTGGCTCAAGGTGGCATTGGCGCTCTTGTGGCTTTGCTAGGCGCTTCTGGTCAAACAAATAGACCAATCAGCACAGGACAGGCTCTAGCTGGTGCTTTAGGTGCTGGATATGGTGGCTATCAGTCATCGTTTGATACTACGCTTAAACAGATGCTTACTGCTCAACAATTAGCAGATTACAAACAAAAGCAAGAGAAAAAAGCCTTGTTTGAACAAGCTATGGCTGGCGCTACAACGCAAACTCCACAAGCTATTCCAATGTCTACTGCTCAAGGATCTCAATTAGAAATGCTTTCTCGCCCTGAGTTTGGTGGCGATATGGCTGGAGCTGAAACAGTAGGCGCATTAAAGGCTAACTTACCAACAGCTAAAACTGTGGATTTCAATAAGTTAGTACAAGCTATCTCTATTGTTGATCCAGTAGAAGCTGCCAAGTTAATGGTTAAGACAGACTCTACTCCAGAAGCTATTAAGACTTTTGAAGCCTTCCAGAAAATGAGTCCAGCAGAACAAAATGCGTTTGCTGCATACAAGAAGCTCTCTAGCCCATCTACATCGAATGTATTTAATCTTAGCGAAAAAGGTCTTGATAAGATTGATTCTGAGCGTGTTGGTGAGTTCTCATCTGCTGCTGCATCTAGCCGTACATTCGCTCAAACTGCCTCGACAGTTAATACATTGTTAGCTGGTAAAGGCGGTGGCGATCTAGTTAAGGTAGGAACTGGTTTGGCTAAAGATCTTGGCCTAAAGAACGAACAAGTTACAGCTAATGACTTAGCTCAATCACTTGCTACTCGTGCTGCTGTAGGCGTAAGACAGCCAGGATCAGGATCTACATCTGATATTGAATTTAAAGCATATATGAGTTCTGTACCATCCCTATCTAATAGTGAGCAAGGTCGTGCAATGATGGCTTTAGGCGCAGAGGCATTTGCTAAACGCAACTCATTACTATCTGATAAAGCTCGTGAACTGTATAAAGCTGGAAAATATTCTGATGCTGCTATCGCTGCTTATGACAACTCTCTTGGCTCTGTTATTGATCCAAAACAATTTGAATCAGTAATGAAGCCAGCTCAAGGAGCAAATCAGCCTAAACCTCGCAGAAGTTTTATTAATACAGGAAATAATAATGGCTGATAAAAAAATTGTTACTCTTACTGATGGTACAGAGGCAGAGTTTCCTATTGGCGCATCATTAGCTGATATTGATAAGCGCTTATCTGCTGAAGGTCTAGAACGTGATACTAAGGCCAAACCATTTGCAGAGCGTGGCGCAGTAGAAAAGGCCATTAGTAAAGCTGCTTTGCCAGTAGTAGAGGGCGTATCTGGAATCCTTGGATTGCCAGGTGAAGTTAAGAAAAGCCTAGATGTTGGTGGCGCTGAATTAGCTAAGTTATTCGGGTTTACCCCAGCTCAGTATGAATCTGCAAAGCAATACTTAGATGTTGGAGGTCAAGTCAAGAAGATGACAGGCGCAGACAAGCTGCCAAGCATGGAGATGCCTACATCTGGACAGATCACAGATCTAGCTAGACAAGCTGGTATTCCTATGGAAAGAGCTGAAACTGCTCCAGGAAGATTGGCTCAGACTTTTGCACGAAATGTAGTAGGCGCTCCAGTTAAGGCTGCTTTGATCCCATCTGCGGTATCTGCTGTTGGTGAGGAGTCTTTAGGTGGCGTATTCGCTGGTACTCCATTAGAGCCGTATGCTCGTATGGCTGGCGGTGTAGGCTTACCATTACTACTATCTCCATTGGCTGCTAAATCACCTTTAGAGCGTATGTATGCAGAATCTACTCAGCGTATGACTCCACAAGAAGTACAAGCTGCTGCTCAATTGCAAAAACAATCATTTCAAGCTGGTATGCCAGTAACCTCATTTGAGGCTATGCAGCAAGCAGCTAAAGGAAAGACTACATTACCATCTCTGCAAAGACAAGTAGAGGCCACTCCAGCTTCAGCTCCAGCAATGCAAGAGTTTATGGCTAATCGTGGCGCTCAGACTCAGCAGACTTTAGAACAGGCTTTCCCAGCTACTACTCGTGAACAGATGGGTACGCAAGTACAAAGAGCTGCACAAGCAGAGCAAAAAGCATTACAGAAGCAGATCGTACAAGAAGGCGGTGGCGCATTTGAGGCCATTAAAGAGAAGAAGATCCCTCAGTCTTGGATGAAGAATCTAGAGAATGAGAGCGCTGTTATTGCTGAAGCTGCTAAAGCAGTAGACACAGTACCAGCCTATCGTGATCTGTTAAAAGGCTACGAAAATAATTCTATCGCTCGTATTGAAGCAATGCGCCAATTCTTGTCTGATAAGTACACAAGCCTATCTGCTCAAAACATGGGCAAAGTTACAGGCGAAATGAAGGCTTACGATGATGCTCGTAGAAATTTGTTGGCTAAAGCTGATGCTCAAATAAAAGAATACAAGCCAGCTCGTGAGGAATATAACGCTATTCGTGAGCGTGTAGAAGCCCCTGTAAGAGAGTCCCCAATTCCTAAGTTAGCTGCAACAAATGAGTTACCACAGCAGTTTGGTGATCTGTTTGCTACTAGGGCAGCAGAGATAGGCCTTACACCTAAAAAGGTAACAATGGCAGTAGAGGCATTGGCTAAAACTGATCCTACACTTCCTAAAGACTTCTTAACTCAGTACATGAGAGCTTCTCTTGAGAATGTTCAGAGAGCTGCATCTACCCAGGCTGGCACAACTGGCGCTCGGTTTGCAGATACTATCGCTAAGAACACCACTCAGCGTGAAAACCTGAGAGCTGCGTTTAAAGGTGTTTATGGCGATAAAGGCAATGAAGCAGTTAATGGCCTAAACAAGATGTTAAATATTCTAGAGGCTCAAGGCCGTAGATTGCCTTCTGGATCTCCTACTGCTGAGAAGGGTATGCTGGCAGAGGCAAGCGCTGGAACAGTCGGCAGAGCGTTAAAGCAGCCATTATCTGCTGCTGGCGATCTGTATCAGAGTATCTTCTTTGGTCAAGACTACAACAGAATTGCTAAAGCCATTACTAGCCCAGATGGAGTAATGACATTAGAAAAACTCGCAAAAGCTGGAAAAGATCAGAAAAAGGCTGGTTTGGCAATTACTGAGATTAATCAGTTAATTAAGGCAAATCAAGCAGAAGAAGAACAACAGTAACCTACAAATATGTAAAATAGGAACACTTAAGGAAAATCATGGCATATACTAAATACTCACTTACACCAGCTAATAATAACGCTGCTCCTCCTGATGGCGCTCCAGAAGGAATGTTACCTTCAGCCGTAAACGATACTATGCGAGATATGATGGCGCAGATTCGTGATTGTGGCGATGGTATTCGTGGCGGTACTTATACGATGACTGCTCCTGTTATTACTGGTGGATCTATTAGCGGTGCTTCTGTATCAGCTACATCACTCACAGACTCAGGAAACATAACCTTCACAGGTACTGGTAATCGTATTACTGGTGATTTAACTAACGCTACTGTAGCTAGTAGAGTTTTATTTCAAACAAGCACAGCAAATAGCGGTACTTTTGTTGGTGTTGTTGCCAATGGAACTGTTGCCGATAATACTGGCACAGGGTTTAATGCTTTTGCAAACAGTGATACAACAGCTTCACAAAGCGTTAGTTTGCTTTGTTTTAAAAATTTAGAGTCTAGATTAACTTCAGGGTCAAATACAGGAACTTATTCTCCACTAACAATATACACAGGCGGTAGTGAAAGACTACGCATTGATACAAGTGGTAATGTAGGTATTGGTACTAGTAGTCCACAAGCAAAATTACATACAGCAGGAGCAATGCTTTCTTCAGGTGCTTTGGTAGCGTTATCTGCTAGTAGTATTTTTGTAGACCAAACTACTTCAGCATTATCAAGAATTGGTATTGTTGGTGCAGATGCTGCTACTGTTGGTACATTAACAGTTAGCCAATATTCTTCTAATGGTGCAGTAGGTAGAGATGTTTTAAAAATTGATAGCTCTGGTAATGTGGGTATTGGTACTACTAGCCCTAGTGGTGCAAGCGGTAAAGTATTAGAAATTAATGGCGGTTCTGGACAAGCTAGATTAGTGTTAAAAAATGACGCAACTGGAAGTGCAAGTACTGACGGTTCTCAGATTGCATTAGTATCTTCACAGTTAGTTATTCAAAATAGAGAAGCATCTGAAATTACTTTTGAAACTAACGGTTCAGAGCGTATGCGTATTAACTCTAGTGGTGATTTGTTGGTTGGTACTACAAATGAAAACATTAATGCTGGTGTTGGGGCAAAATTTAGAACAAGCGCAACAACTCCTTATATGGGTTATGTAACAGCATCTTCATCCAATGCTGATACTAATTATCATGTTTATTCTACAGGAGCAGGTGCGTATCGTTTTTATGTCGGTAGCGGTGGAACTATTTATGCTACTAGCACTACTGTTTCAGCAATTTCTGACCAAAGATTTAAAGAAAATATTGTTGATTTAGATGCTGGGCTTGATTCTGTTATGGCATTAAAGCCAAGAAAGTTTGATTGGAAAGTTGGTAAAGGCAAAGATATTAAAAACGATAGAGGATTTATTGCTCAAGAGTTTGAACAAGTATTTCCTGACCTTATTGATAAATGGAAAGACCCTGCGCCTGAAGGCGAAGAACCGTATAAATCTGTTCGTGCTGATTTAATTCCTGTGCTGGTCAAAGCAATTCAAGAACTTAAAGCACAAGTAGATGCACAAGCATTAGAGATTCAAGCACTTAAAGCAAAGTAATTTTAATGTAGTTTAAAAAGGAGAAAATAATGGGAAAAAACGAAAAAGCCCCCTTTATTGTTTTAGATGATGTTGAGTACACAGAAGAAGATTTAACGCAAGAGCAAAAGGCTATTGTTAGCCATATCGCTGATTTAGAGCGTAAAATTGGTTCTACTCAATTTAACCTAGATCAAATGAATGTAGGTAAAGTTGCATTTATTAATATGCTTAAAGAATCACTAACAAAGCCAAAAGACGAGTAAAAGATATGCTAGAGAAAGATCCTACTTCATATTCAGTAATAACTTATGCCTGGGTCTTTGCTCTAGCTATTCTAGGTGGCGTTGTTAGCTTTATGCGTAAACTACAGCAAGGCCATGTACGAGCGTTTAACATCATTGAGTTCATTGGTGAAATAGTAACCTCGGCTTTTGCTGGGGTTATTACTTTCTGGCTCTGCGAAAATGCTTCTTTATCCCCATTAGTTACTGCTGCTTTTGTAGGCGTATCTGGACACATGGGATCTCGTGCTATTTTTATGTTTGAAGATTGGCTTTCTAAGACCTTTCCAAAATGATCTATATCCTATACATAGTATTAGTACCTATTTCTTTGCTAGTAACTCTATTAGGGTTAATACTAGCTCCTATTCTTCCACTATTTGCTCAGTACGAGTTTGGATGGTGCGATAACCATAGCCGTTTAGACTTTGAGCCAAGGCTTCCTATGTGGCTTAACTGGTTTATGACTCCAGATAATAGCTTGTTTGGCGATGCTACTTTTGTAGCTATTAACGGCATTGGATACTTTGCACAAGTTAAATGGCTGATCCGTAACCCAGCGTATAGCTTTGCGTTACGCTACTTAAATGCGCCATATACAACTGCTGTATACGGAGATAACTCAATCAAGGATAACGACAATGCAAAAGCTGGATGGTGTTTGGTCAAAGCTAATGGCCTTTTTCAGTTCACTTATATCAAGCGTATATTTTCTAGTTCTCGCTGCGTATATGTTGTGCTTGGCTGGAATATTCGTCATTTGGTGGATGATAATGTGGCTGTTAAAAACAATCCTCACATGGCTACTTTTTCTTTTTCACCGAGAATAAGCGGATTCCGTTAATGTTTCCTCTATCTATTACACAATATGTCCAATTTGGAATTGCTGCTATCGCTTTACTCTTTTCTGCTTACCTTGGGTATAGCTATGAGCATAATAGATTCATGGCTTTTAAAGCGGAAGTTGAGGCAACTGCAAGGATACAAGAGGCGCAAGTAAACTCGATCAA